TGACTTTGCATCGGACGAGTGTGGGTGTTCAAAGCGCACAATCATAAAAGCCGTTAAGTTTATAGATAGTGAATAAACCCGTTCACCAACATATAGATTTTATCTATACATTTTTGTCATGTGATAGGGAAAATAAATATCAACGGACACATTGGAGACTCTTACGTTGACGCGCAAGGTCAGGCTCATACGGGCACAAACCTACTATCTGTAATCGATCAGGTTACAACCTATCCAGAAGCAACATCATACGAAATCTCAATCAACTCCCCGGGCGGATATGTAGACGTGGGCGATGCGATTTATGATTATCTAATCAGCCTCAAGAAACAAGGCAAAACTTTAACAACTATTCAAACTGGTTTAGTCGGTTCTATTGCTACTAAATTATTCTTAGCGGGTGACCGTAGGATTGTAGATGATCGCTATCAGTTCTGGATACATAACCCTTTCCAAGAAAATGTAAGCGGTGACGCGGACGCGATGCAATCAGCAGCCGATCAATTGGGAGCCGTTGAAAAGAGCCTCAGAAAGTTTTACGGAGACTTCACGCAAATAAGTGACGAAGGATTGGACGGGTTAATGAAAATCGAAACAGGTCTTACAGCCGATCAGTGCATAAAATTCAAGTTTGCTACTGAAAAGAAATTAGTGCCTGCTTTTAATGCTATCAAATTAAATAAGAATAAAATGGCAAATAAGAAAGAAGATGAAAGCCTAAAAGCTCAATTGATGGCTTTGTTAGGCGTAAAAAGTAAAAAAGGAGTTCAGCCAAAGGCAGAGATCCCGGGCGGTGAAGCCTCTAAAAACCTTGTAGTAAACCTTGCCGATGGAGCGGGTTCATTCTGGGTAGAAGGTGAGGCAGTAGCAGAGGGCGCAAACGCTTTCCTATTGGACGCTGACGGACAACCAACAGCAGAACCTTTGGCCGATGGAGAATATCCACTTGAGGACGGATCAAAAGCTACCGTTGCGGGGGGTGTGATTACCGCAGTTATGCCAGCAGAATCGGCTAATACCGGAACTGTAACACTTGAACAAGTTCAGGAAATGATCAACGCAGCCTTGAAAACAGCTAATGAGAAATCAGCAGCCGAAATCGAAGCGGTGAAAGAGGAGGCTAAAGTAGAATCTGAGGCAAGGATTCAGGCTCTAAAGGCTACACTTAAACTAGGAATTCAACCTAAGAACCCGGCAATCACAGGAGCAGGGGTAAAACTTGAGTATAAGTCAATTAATGACAAAATGAGAGAGAAGGCAGAAGCAAGAAAAAAACAACTTAACAATAACTAACGATGGCAAGTCCAGCACTAACAAGCAATTACAACGGTGACGTATTAGATTATATTATCACCGAGGCAGTTACCGAAAACGAAGCAGTAGCAAAAGGCTCTGTTTATGTTATTCCTGACGTGCCAAATAAGATTTCCATCGCTAAGATGGTATCCACTTCAAACCCGATCAGACGCAGGGAGGCAATGCCTACCACAAAGAGCGCGACCGTAACATGGTCTGAGGCTACTTTGACTCCTGTGGAGATGCAGATTTATATCGATGATATTAATCCACGTGTCTTTGAGGCAGCTTGGAGACCATTCCAGCCTAAAGGCTCTTTACCTGATAAGGTACTTGATCCAAACATCCAAAAAGTGTTTGCTGACATTGTGCTAAGACAGGCTCAAAATCAAATGGGTCGTTTGTTCTGGCAGGGTGATACCGCTTTGGCCGCTTCTGATCCTTTGTCATATTTCAATGGATACGTAACTCGTGCGATTGCATCAGCTACGAACATTGATGCAACGCCTGCCGGAACAATTGCAATAGGAACGGTACTTGCAGGATTCGCAAACGCAGATGCAGCTATCCCGGATGCATTGTATGAAGACCCTGATATGGTTTTCCATTGCAGTACAGCGACTTTTAGATTGTATCAGAACGCAGTTATCGCTCAGACCTACAAAGGTCAGGGTCAGGCTGAAGTAGTTCCGCCAATCTATAAAGGCCGCGAGATTAGATATTATTCTGGTTTCCCTAACAACAAGATTTTAGTTTGTCGCGCAACAAGCGGACAGGATTCAAACTTGTACGCAGCGACAGACAAAGCGAACGACATTGAAAATTTAGTAGTAGGTAAACTTCGCCCTGAAGGTGAGTTGTATTTCTTGCTTGCTAAGTTCAAAATGGATGCAAACTTTAGCATCGATAGCGAATCAGTTTACTACACAGGTTCTTAATCATTAAAATGAAATAAAATGGCAGCAGTAACAACATTTACAAAAACAGAAGTAGATAACCTTACCTTTAGTTCAGGCGGACGGAAGGCGTTTACTCAGATTTATGAGGCTACAAGTATCCCGGCATTAAAGACAAATTGCCTTGAGCAGCGGGTTTGTTACGCCTCAATCACAGGAGCCATGACGATTAATGCGGCTACCGTACTTGCGAACCTAAGACAGTGGGATAAAGTTATCTTCATTTTCACGGGAGACGCAACAGGTAGAACCGTAACTTTTGGCACTGGCTTTTCATTCTCAGCGGCTACTTTAGTATTGGCAGCATCTTCAAAGGATGGCCGGGTGGAATTTGAATTTGATGGAGCTACTTTAAGAGAAGTTACACGTTATACTCAGGCTTAAGATATGGGATGCGGAACAATTACCATAGGATCAAGAGCAGACTGTGAAGCACCGTTAAAAGCGGGTACGCGTTCACGTCTGTTCTTGCTAAACTATGATGACCTGATCAGCACTACAGCTTCAACCAGTACACCTAATTTACTTACCGCTTTAACATTCGCTACAAATACGGTTTCGTTTTTGTTCGAAGGCTATAAGCAGGATGTGAAACCCTCTCAGGAGATTATCGCACCAAGTAACGGGTCGAACCAGTTTAAGCATAGTGTTGGATTTATCGTTTATGAAATTTCCCAAACACAAAAGAACAACCTTCAAAAGTTGGCTAAAGGGAATTTCATTGCAATCGTTGAAAACAAAGGTAAGAGCGTTGACGCTTTTGAAGTGTACGGATTAGGATCGGGAATGGAAATTATCCCCGGTGTAGCCCGTGACTCATACGCGAACGGAGGCGGGTACATTATACAGCTTGCAACTCCTGACAGTGAGTTTGAGCCTAAACTTCCTCAAACCTTGTTCTCAACTGATTACGCTACTACATTAGCACTTGTAGAAGAGTACGCGGGACTACCAACTGTAACTACTTTGTCTGATTTAGCCCTTCAGGTTGCTGGTGGTGATTCGTTGACTGTGACTGGTACAAACTTCTACGGCAATACGGCTTCGAGTGTAGTTCTTTCTGCTTATTGGGTTAATCAAGTAACCGGGGCATTGGTAGCACAAACAGGCTTAACCGTAGCGAGTGATACTTCTATAACTTGTACGACCGTAGCATTAACTGCCGGATCGTACAAGTTACGGGTAACTACTTCGCGCGGTGTTGCTGACAGCACACAGGTAGCGATTGCGAGTTAATTATTCAGAATTTTTTAAACTTGGGGCTGAGTCGTAAAGGTTCAGCCCTTTTTTTTAAATTTACATAACATTTAAACCCCTAATAAAATGAAATGGAAAGCAAAAAATGACACTTGTGGAGTTCCCGGTAAGGGCTACATAAAAGGTGCAGACTTCAGTCAGGAAGATGAAGATAATATCAGAGCTCGCGCAAAGAGTCGTGGGATTGATGAGAATATCTTCTTTATTAACGCTGGATTTGTTCGTAATAACGAGGATGGTCAATTAGAATTAGTTGAAGAACCAAAGCCTAAGAAAAAACGCGGTGAATAATGGGCTACCAAGTATTAAGATATGACCCTGATGTTAAGCGCCTCAGAACGTTCGTAGATCGTACTGAGGGCATCCAATGGTATACACGTAACAACCTATACCCTCAGATCGTGGAGGCCGTTAGGGATCGATCTTACACAATAAAGTCGGCTTGTGACAGACTGTCCAAATTTCTGAGGGGAGAAGGGTTTGAGGACAAGTCACTTGCCGACCTTGTTGTAAATTCAAAAGGACTCACACTAAACAACATCCTGAAACAAGTAGCCATTGATGGGGCTTCGTTCTCCGGTTCGTTTGTTGTCCATCTTGGAGTCAATATGAACGGGCAATACAACAACATCTCTGTATGGCCGTTGCAGTACTGGCGATTTGGGTTACCAGATGAAAATGGAGATGTTCACGATTACAAGTATAACTCGAATTGGGAGCGCGACCCTTACAAAGAATTAAGCAACGCCAAAAACATTATTGAGTATGACAAGTTTAATCCAGATCCTGAGGCAATAAAAGAAGAGATTAACGAACATGGACTAGCTTATAAAGGTCAGGTTTTTTACTTCACCCCTTTGGAAGATCAATATCCTTTGGCAACGTTCGACAGCGTATTAGATCAAGGCCAAACTCAGGAAGAAATAGGGTTGTTTAGATTATCATCTATTCAAAACGGACTTAACGCTACAAATATATTCTCATATCCCGGTAAGTTTGAGGACAAACAAAAGGAACAGGATTTTATAGAAAGCATATCCCAATTTAAAGGGGGCGCAGGAGCCGGTTCTACGATTGTGATCGAGGATGAAAGCGGAACAAGGAAAGCGCAGGATTTGGTTACCCCTTTGAGTTTGCAGAACAACGACAAGATACATGAGTTTATTTCTAAGGATGATAAGAATGCGATCATGGAAGCATTTGCAATGCCTAAAGGTATTTTAGGGGTTCTGCCTGAAGCCGGAATGTTTAATCAAGAGAACCTACAACAGGAGTATATTTATTATAACTCTATAACCAGAGACTACCGGACTGATATTTCAGACGCTTTCAAAAAGATTTTTTCTAACTGGCACAAGCCTGTTACTTCAGAATTTAAGATTAAGGAATTAACCTATGGACAAGCGAGTATTAATAACCCTGTCTGATTTAAAACAACTTCGGCCACTGGCTGAATTGGACGGTCTACGGTGGGAGCAATTCGCCACCGAGTCGCAAGATCAGGAGTTACGCCCTATCCTAAGCGATGCTCTTTACTACGACCTTATGACTAAGTTCTTTGATACAGGAGATGCAATGTATGCCAACTATCAAAAGTTGATTAACGGTACTGAGTGGACGTATAACGGGAACACGGTTTACTTCGATGGGCTTAAGCCTATGCTATCTTATTTTACATTGGCAAGATTGGTTCAAAACAATCAGGTAAATATTACCCGGTACGGAGTGGTCAGTAAAGTAGTCCCACAATCAGAGCCAGTGGACGCGCAAGTAATCCGTCAGGTTGTTAATGAGTTGAGGAGTAACGCAATGACGTATAAAAATCAGGTAGATACTTACTTATGTAATAATGTGGATACTTATTTACTTTATAAAGGCAGTAGTTCAGCTATCAATACAAGTTTTAAAATGTTCATGGGATGATTTACCAAACCTACAAAGGAGCGCGACTTGATTTAGAAGCCTACAAAGGTAAGGCTACGATCGACTATGAGATCGAAGTCGATTACGATAGCGGGGCGGAATTTGATTTCAGTATTTACGATTCAGTGGTAATGAAAATCAAATACCGCAAACATGGTGAGGTAGTTTTAACTCCAACGGTAACAACCGATGAGAACTTTGTAATTGTTGGACTGACCATTGCACAGACCGCAGCACTTCAAACCCGTGAATACTGGTATGAGATTTACGGTGTGTTTTCCAATGATGAAGAGGAACTAATAACATTTGGAATTTTAAAAGTAACATAACATGAAAAAACTATTATTTATCGCATTTCTATTTTTATCGGCAGCGTCTTTCGCTCAGGTGAATATCAACAACAACCCATACGATCCTGTTGAGGCAGGTGAAACGCTATCGACAAGCGTAACCACTTATTCGATGCCAGCTATTTACTCCTATTCTAATCAATTGGTGATAGTTAAGATTCCAAGTGGTAATTCAGGAACTGTTAAATTCTCAGCGGTTGGCTCTGCTGTTATTGCTTCCAGTCCTGCGTATGCGGCAGGGGCTACGTTTATGTTTGAAGTGAGGGGCGGAATGTTCTGGGTTCAATTGAGTAATGCAGCAGACACATTTGAAATTTCTTGGTAGATGACAAGGGTAACAGTAGGTGGCGGATCAAGTGTAAGAACTCGGGGCTCTATTCGTACAAGTGGCGGATGGATTCATAAAGGAGATTGGGATGCTTCAACAAATGCGTTTCCAAATGGCGCAATGAAGGGGTATGGTTATTTTAGTACGTCAAACAGCACTACCTTAACAATGCCTGACGGTGGGTTAGTTCTTGCGGGAACTTACATAGTAGCAAAGATAGACAACCCGGCAACGGTTAACGATTGGATATTTTTTAGCAGCGTAGTATGAAAAAATTATTAATAATACCCTTCTTTTTTTTTAGTCTTTCTGTTTTTGGGCAGTTTACTAAGCCAGAACTATACAACGGTATAAACCTAAACATTAGAAATAAAGGCGCTAGTCAAAAAAGACTGGCTGACATGCTTGACTCCATTGTTGTTAGCATGGGGTCAGGTGGCGGTGATTACACCCCTCAGGGCGTAACGCTTGCCACGGTAGGAGGAATTTCATCAGGGACAAACTTAGGAACATCCCCTATTGCATTACAAGATTTACTGGACGATATTTTTTATCCATACGTCAATCCTGTATTTACTTCATTCTCGGTGAGCGGACAAAGCACTACGGTAGAAGTTGGAACTACATTAAGCGGTTCAAAGACTTTTACCTGGGGGATTACACAGAATTCAGGCGTTGTTAGTACGATTGATATTTACGACATAACAGGACTTGTAACACTTGCAACGGCCACACCTAACGATGGTAGTCAGGCGGCTAACGTAACAGCAATTCAATTAAATGCTAATGCAAGTACCCAACAATGGCGCGGTATAGGTAACAACTCTTCGCCTTCAGGAACTTTCAACAGCTCTACATTCACGGTAACGAGTAGATACTATCGGTTCTATGGAGCGGCTGCATTACCAACAAACAGCGCAACGGTACGGGCATTACCTTCAAGCGCATTTCATACAGGAGCGACAAGTTTCACGTTTAACACCGGAACAAGTGGAACAAGTTTCGTTATCGCGTTACCTCCGTCTGTGACAATTTCAAGCGTAATAGATACGAGTGCTTTGAATGCAGATATTACAAGTGAATGGATATTAACTGGAACTATAAACGTGTTAGATGCTGGTTCTACCAACAGGGCATACAATGTTTATCAGATGGTCGTTGGTATTCCATACGCTTCATCCCATGCTTTCACCGTAACAACAGCGAACTAATGAAAAAGATATTATTATTTATATTCCTACTTCCTACACTGGCCTTTGCGCAGTTGGAATTACCTTTCCCTATCAAGTTAGTAAACCCTAAGCCTGTAGACTTCTGGTATTTCGAATCAGATGGGACGCCTTACGATAATACAGGAGAAGTGACCACTCAGGTTTTGAGCGCTATCAGATATATAGGGCAAACTTTTAATGTCAATGGTGTTGAGTACTGGTTTAAAGACGGTATAACAGATGGTGATTTAATTGCTAAGGGAGGCGGATCATCCTACACCTTTTCAAACGGCTTAACAGAAAGTGGAGGGGCGGTTAGTTTAGGAGGAGCTTTAACAGGTAATACTACTATATCAGGGCTAAATAACTCCTTAAACATAAACCTTGAGGATGAGGACGGTGAATCACCTTTTACGGTTGATATTGAGGATCAGGCGGCAGGGAACCATTTACGCTACACCTTTGGTGCTTATGATTTTATTCTGCGTGATGTTTTAAGCTCAATTAACTTAGCTTTTATCTCAAGTGATGCATTGAAATTTAATCCATCTACAGGAACGTCAACTTTGGAAATTCAGTCAACTGGTAATGTCGCTTCATTAATTTCATCTTCAACGCGATTAATGCGACTTGGTGATAATGGAGTTGAACTTGACTTGGGGTCAGATGCAGAGGAAGATATTTATGTAAGGCGTGGAACTTACTTAACACGGATACCTCTTGGAAGTAGTGGTGATGTCTTAACAAACGTAGCTGGTTCAGTTGGATGGGCGGCTCCTTCCGGGGGTGGTCTAACAGTAGGAACATCTACAATAACAAGTGGAACGAATACAAAAGTACTTTATAACAATAGCGGAGTACTTGGAGAATATACTGTAAGCGGTACTGGTAATGTGGCGTTAACTACTTCACCAGTATTCACAACACCTAATATAGGCACAGCAACAGGAACAGCGAGTGGTAACTACTCATTAGCAAGCGGTGGAACAGCAACAGGTAAAAATACCTTTGCAATGGGTTCTAACCCGTTCATACTTAC